TTATGCTCAGGTGTTATCCCTTGCTCGACTGTATTAGTCATCCTCTTATACGCTGCCGCTTGTGCCGGATCAACATTAGGTTTCTGGGGTACTTCTTCGGTTTGAATACCAAACACATCTGCATTTGATTCTAACCATTTTGATACAGACTCCTCAGTTGGGTCTATATCCTGTGGGATAAAAGAAGCGATCTTCGTATTTACCCCGCGAGCTGCGAGTGCATCTTTGATTGCTCGTTCTCTTTGCGCTTTGTTTAGAGATTCAAAATTAGCTTTTAGTTCTGCTAACTCTTTCTCTTTTTGCTTATTAGCCTTGCGTAGTTGTTTAACGAGATCATTGCTTATTGATTCAGAACTTGTGTCTGTATCATCATCATCCTCGTACTCGTAGTTGGACATAGTCCATCTCCCATTCGTTTAGTTTACGTAAGCCTCATACAATTTGGGGATATTTGTATGGCTCTTACTACCGGTCTTGTTATCACTCCATCAGGCCGGTGGTTCTGATGGCAGGCCTAGTTAATAGGAGCCAGCTCTATCTCTCGCTAGTGCTCCACTGGTTATACCAGTTTGACCACCGAAGGTGGCCTTTTCCATTCCAATAATTTTCTTACGCTTTTGTGTAGCCTCTGTTTGACCAGGAAGATTAAACACTTCTTCTTCAGCTACCGCTTGAGTATAATCTGGTTGTTGATAGATAGAAGCAAGTTGTCTACCTCGTTCTAATCCGCCACCTATAGCACCATATCCTTGTCTAGCAGTAGCAGCAGTTACTCCATAGCGGGCAAGTTCTTCTGCCCTACCTACAGTTGCACCTAATCTAGCACCAAGGGCTGCGCCACCAATCTCAGCAGCAGTTACTTTCTTTTTAATATCTGCTAATCCTCTTTCAGGATCTAAGGTATAGGCAAGAATATCACCATTCTTAATATCAGGATAAAATTCTTTTAATGCCGTAGTTACTTCAGATGGAGCGTTAATAACTCTACTTTGTGCAGTCATAATACGCTCTTCTAATTCAGTAGGAGATACATCTCCAGCAATAAACTTCTCAAATCCTTCTTGACGACCTAGATCACCTCTTGTGTAGTAGGTTGCTGGTAATCCATAGTTACGCATAATTTTTTGATAACCATCTTCTAATGTTAAATACTCTGCTTCTGATAATGCTCGTAATCCTTTACCTATACGAGCAGCATTAGCAGCAAATCTTTTCTTATAAGGTTCTGTTTGACGTAATAAAAGAGTTAATTCTCCCTCAGATGTATCATCTGTTATTAAAGCCTTTAATGGTTCTACTAAAGCACCCAATCCATATTGCTGAAACTGTGATAATAATAGATCATACGCTGAGTTTCTGCCAGTACCTGTACCAGTTGTATCATATGTTGCTCCAGGTACATTTGTAAAAGTAATCTTACCTGCTTCTTCTAATGCTTTTTGATATGTTTTAGCAGCAGTACTAGCAGTTGATATTTCTTCTGGTGATATCCCACCTAATATGTTTTTAGATTGTTGAATTAATTGTTGAGATGAAGGTGTTGGAGTATATGTACCAGTTATAGGATTATAAGAACCAGGAGCAGTTCCTGTAAGTTCTGCAATTCTAGCATTAATTCCAGATGTCAAAGCACTAATACCAGGAATTGCTTTTTGAGCAGTTGGTTGAACTATTGCTTGTTGCTTTGCAGCCTCTGCCTGTAAAGCAGCTTGACGTTGAGCAGCAGCAGCGTTTGCTCTATTAGCGGCATCAATTGCTGCTTGGTTAGTTACTTTCTTTTCAGCCATTGTTACCCCTGGAATCCAAAGTCTCGTAAGACTCTAAGTACTTTGTTGGATACTTCTTCTCTAGCATTGTTTGTGTACTGCCAACGAGGATCTTTTTTTAACATCTTCCTAAATTCATATATTGGAAGTTCTCTATCAGTAATGGCATTTTGTAAAGCAGTATCATTTATATCAATAGAATTTGGATCTACTTCTAATAGAGCAGCCATAGTTTTTTTGTATGGAGCATATACAGTTTCTAAATCAGTACCCTCTGCTAAAAGTTTTTTAATACTATCTGGGCGACCTAATCCTGCTATATTACGAATTTGAGATTGTATAACTTTAATATCTTTACCATTCTGAATATCTAAAGCATATTGGTTTAATTGTTCTGGACTTAAAGATACACCGTTTGTTCTAGCAGTTGACTGTAAAGTTTGTACTGTTAATGAACGAGTATCTGATTTTTTAGTTGAATACTCTGGTAATTTTTTAACTTCTTGTGTTAAAAATTCAGTTTTATTTAAACCACCAGTAGTAATTCCTTTTACTGTTTTACTAGGATTTTTGCGTTCTGCTGCATTTAATCTTAAGGTGTATTTTTCTATTTCACTAGCAGTTGCATCTCTACCAAGTTCAGCCTGAAATACAGTATTAATTATAGATGAGGCTGCGGTAGGAGAAGATATAGTTGCAGTCGTAATTACTTCGCCAGCCCCTGTTTTAGGTGCGGTCTTATAGTAAGTGAGACGATCTACTGGTTTTCCTGTAGCATCTGCTACAGTTTCAATTTCTTTTTCTTTGCCATAGATAGCAATAATAGTTTGATAATCTAGTTTACCATCTAAATTTTTAATACCAAGATCTGCTTTAATCTCATTAATGGTATCAGTACTAGCAGCATCAAGATTCTTTAGAAAGTCTTCAATAGGTACATTACCGGTATTTACTGGAGCACCCGCAGCCCTAGCTTCTCTTATTCTTCTTTCTTTATCTGCCTCTAAATCGGCTGCTTTTTTAGCTCGTAATTCTTCAACAGTTAAACCTTGATTAGCTGCTTGGACATCTTCTGGGATACCATCTTGCTCACCAGTTATTTTTTTAATTTCTTGTTCTTTATCAAAAGCAAGTTTTAATTGGTCATATCTTTTTTGAGCTGCTTGAGCTTCTTTTGCTGCTGTTTTTAATTTAGCAAGGGCTTGTTTTTTATATTCAGGATCTAATTTTCCATATTTTGTATCTTCAGTATCAGCAAATCTTGCTTTTCTAGCACTTTCTGCTCTAGATAATTCAAGTCTTGCTTTCTCTAATTGAGTCTTTAAACTATCCACTAGTTAATCCCCTAACAATCTACCGAATAAAACATCATATGCTGCCTGTGTATTTTCATTAGCCAAAGCCAATTCTCGCATTTGTACAATAGTTCTTTCTTTTAGTGATTTAGATAAAAATGTTAATCCGCTTATATTGTCATAACGATCTTTTTTGTCCTTGTATTGATTATAAAGATCAAGCATTGCCCTAAGAGAATCCTGAACATCTTTACGAATATTAGATACTGATTCATCGTTTAGCATATTACTTAAATCGCTTAGAGCGTTTACTCTTTCAATTGCCTTTTGACTACCCTGAGATAATTCTTCAGCCACTAATGGGCGACCTGCGAAGAATTTTGTCTTCCAGTCATCAAAATCTTTACGAAGTTTAGTCCTAGTATAATCAATACTGGCAGATTCTAAAGCAGTTTCATACTGCTCTTTGCGTTGATAATAAGTCTGTAAATCAGCAGCAGTCTGTACTTCCCGCAGATAATCTTCTACTCTTTTATTCTGTATAAGTCCCATATCTTTCATAGTCTTATAAGCATCAAATGAGAATCCAGCAGTATGAGGTATTAGGAAAGATGAACCCTGACGATACTTATTAAACAGTTTTTCATTTTCATTCACAAACTTTCCTGCTTCTTCAGCATAACGGAAGTATCCGACAGTTGAACGCTCAGATTCTGTTACGGTAAATGGTATTTGATCTGGGAATAACTCTACCCACTTAGCCATAGCTGCATCATAATCACCAGGATATTGATCTAATAATTTATTCCAAACTTGTTTAAAGTTTGCACGACCATTATCAGTTACCCAATTTGCTGTTTCTGATTTAAGTTGAACCGAAGGTGAAGCTGGTGCAAAGAAACCAAACACAAATCTAGTTCCTAAGATACCTAATGTTGTATTCTTAACCCGTATTCTATACTCTTCTAGTTCGGCAGCAGAAGGTGGAATTAAAGTTTCAACTCCATCAATTACTTCATATCGTTTTGGAATACCATTGCCAGATGCCTCTAGGTAAGTTACTGCCTTACGCCAGGCTGAAGCATATTGGGAATCTCTTTCATTTTGATCCATAGCGGCATATGCTCTATTGATATGTGCTGGTAAGAAAGCAGATAGAATAGGTTGATCTACAGCATATTTACCTAAAGTGTATCTTGTAACTGTATCTGCTGCACCAGGTTTAAATATATCAACTAAGTTTGAAACCATTGATATTGATACACCTGCTAATGGACCAGATAATTGTGGAAGCATAGTATCTGGGTTTAGAGATGGTGTTAACATCTTTACCTGTGCGCCAAAGTTTACTGGAAGAGGAGTTTTAAATTCAGCAGGAACACCTAACGCTGCCATAGTAGTTCTAACGGCTGTATAGATTGCTTCCATACCAGGGTATACGAAGTATGCTTCTCCCTGATCGTCTTCTTGTATCCAACCAGAGTGAGTAATACCTTCATAAGTAAGACTAGCTTTAGCAATTGCCTCTGGATTGTAACGAACAACCCGATACATACGGCGATAAAAGTCTTCTTGAGCACGATAGAAACGAGCAAAGTTACGAATAGAAAAAGCCATCTGACTTCTTACCATTGGGTTATCAATATACGCTAATGTTTGAAGCCTAGCATTGTCTTCTACAATTTCCGCTAATTTCTTTTTAGCAAAATTTGTAGCCTTTTCAATTTTCTTAGGATCAGTAGGATCTACATTTTTTAAATGTGCTGCAATAAATGCTTCATCAAAACCAGTTTTACTGAATTGTTTACGTAATCTAATCATCTCAGCAAGTACAATAGGCTCACGGGATAGACGAGCATTAGCTTCACCAAGCCAATTCCAGCCCTTTTCAAGTAAAGATGAAGTAATATTACCTGACTCTGATACCGGTATTAAGTTAGGTCCTAAAATATATTTAGGAACATCTGCTTCGTTAGTAGGTAAATCATCTAAGGATATCTTTCCTGATATTCCCCATTCGCCAGTTTCTTTATTAAACGAACGTACTTTACTTAAAAGGTTTAGATTTAACTCGCCATTTTCTTTTTCAAAAATTTGTTTTGCTGATGCAACAATTTTTTTAGCGTGTTCTTCTTGTGTATATCCATAATCTTTCCACCTAAAAGCATCTGCTACTTTTTTGTTAGCAGGATCTGATAACCACTCTACAATTTTTCTTACAGCAAGTTGTTCATTATCAAGATTTGCTATAGCGATTCCGCCTAGTTCATCATTAGCGTAATAACCAATACGCATAGCCCAGGAAATTTTAGTTCCTTCATTGGCTAATGGAGCCATTCTAGTAAAGCCAGCTTTACCACGCTCTTTAGCCCAATTCTCAGGAAGATCAAATTTTAATTCTGCAGTACGAACGCCATTCTCACGAGTAAAATTAACAGCACGGGTAGTATAATCAGTTCCAGCAAAAGCGTTTTTACCACCCTCAACCACATCCGCTAAAGCGTTATTAAGATCACCGTGTAAAATTTGTTCTGATAACAGTTGTCGTTCTTGTTTATTTAATTTCGATAAACCAACTGAACCAAAAAATGAATTTAATTTACCTTCATTAATAGCACGAGCAGTTATAACTCTAGCTGCTTTAAGAGTTCCACCTGCTTCTTCAAATTCTTTAGCATAAGCATCTGCTTCTTTTTTATTGATAAAGCGAAGAGTTGCACCCAGTGGGTTTTCTGCTGATTTCTTTAAACTTAAAACATCGCTTACTTTAGTAGTAACACCTTTTGCTGTACGGATTCTAGTGGAAGCCATACGAGCTGTAGCAACTCCCCAAGGAGTTACATCTCCAACGGCAAGATGTACCATTAAATCTTCTGCGGCATTACGTATTGCATAACGAGGACCAGCAAGAGTTAAGAAAGACCAAAGTGATGTTGCATTTTCCACAAACTTACTATTACCTACACCTAATATTTTTTGAGCTAGTGCTGTACGAGATGCTAAAATATCAATATCTCTAATATTAGGAGCACTAACAAAGTTAGACATATCTGATGCAATTAATCCGATAGATTCACCATTAGGAAGTAATGATGGATTATCAGCGCCACGACCTAAAGCGTACAAAGCATCTGTTTTACCAGTTGCTTGACGTACTACGCCATTGCCACCTTTAATAACATTCATACCACGAATATCTGCAATAGTAGCCCAAAGACCGTAAAATATATCTTTCTTTGTACCAACTGCTTCTGTTGATCTAAATGCTTCTGTAATTAATTTAGATTCCCTTTGTGGTAATACTGTTCGGGCTAAACGATATACTTTCTCAGCAGCATCTTTAGCAGTAACATCTAGTAAGTCATTTTCAAATAATGGAATAGCAGTAAATTTTGCTTTTAAATTATCAATTCTTTTTTGAATAAAAGACATTGAATAACGAGCTACATCCTTAGATTTTGCGTTGTTCTTTACAAAGCTAACAATATCTTCTCTACCGTCAATTAACATTTTTGATATGCCATCATTAGTAGCGGCACCATTAAAGAACATATCATCTACAAATTTAGGACCGATACGATCTAGGTTAAATACTTTATTAGCTGTAGTTACAGTGTTAATACGAGCTTGGCGAAAGACATCTAATCTAGGAGCAAGAACTCTTTTACGACCAATAGCACCTTTCATCATTTCGCCTAGTTGTTCTGCGTTTTGAAAGTATGCTTTGGCTGTTAAAGCATTAGTAACGGGAACATCTGCTTTAATAAAATCTCTAATTACTGCTGGACCAAACTCTGGAGCTAGTGCCTTTAATTGATTTTGAGCAGCCACCATCTTTACGGTGTCTCCCGTTTTTTCTGCTTTTGCTAGTTCATCTAACTGTGCTCCGTATGTATCCCAAAACTTAACAGCAGTTGGTTTAGCAAAATACTCTGCTATCTTAGTGCCACCTTTTTTAGCATCACCAATAAGCACATCGACAGCATAATTCTTTACATCTAATCCTCTTTTTATTTTACCTAAAAATAAAGTTGGATCTGCTTTTATACGAAAGGCTGCATCTACGGCACCTGATATTGCTTTATAGAAAAACCCAGATCCTTCTACATCTTTTGGTAGTATTAAGTTAGCTACTTGACGACCAGGAGAATATTTTGCTGCCTGAGCAGCATCTAAAGCATCCTGCATTAAACCTTGTTCTTCAGGTGTTCCAGCCTTTTTAAATGCTAATCTAACAAACTGTGCTTGTTCAGGAGTTGCTTCTTTAATAATTTTTTCAGGTGCTTCTCCTGATGCAATTCTAATAGCAATATCCATTCGGTCATTACCGAATTTTGCTTTAGCATCTTCTATACGATTAGGATTAAATACTTTATCGCCGTTATCATTAGCAATATCCCAAGCATTACCAGCGCCAAAAATTGGCTTACCTTGATCTAATGCAATAGCACCAGTACGATACAAACGAGTTGAAAGATCAGATAGTTCTTGAACTCCAGCAAATACGGCACCACCTGTATAGTGCCAAGCAGTTCCTAACCAACCACGATTTGGTTTTTGAATAGGATCTTCTTCTCCGGCGGTTTGAACCAATGCTTGTTGTTGACCTGGTGTTTTTTCTTTATATACAGTTTTTGCAACATTGGAAGGAAGGTTAGATAATTGCCTATGTACATTAAGAACTTTATTTAAGTCGTCTATTTTCTTTTGTTCGGCAGGAGATAACCCTGCAGCAAAAGAAGCTGATTTTAAATTCTCAGCCACTACTGACCTCTAGCTAGAGCCTGCTGATATAATATTGCAACTTCACCAGTTGTATCGTATGGAAGCATTTTTGCTAATATATCTGAAACTCTTTCACTTGACTTTGCCATCATTAATGCTCCTGATGTTGGTCCCTCACCAATATCAATACCAGAAGTAATTGGCTCTGATGGTCTTTCTGATGGTGCAAATAGTGGAGTTATTGGTTTACTTGGAATTACATTAGCGGGTCTGCCACCTACATTATCTGCTACACCACGAGTTGATGCTAATGGAGATTCCGATTTAATTGCTGCTGTTTCTATACCTTCGCCATAATATGAAGAAGGTAAATCTGTTCTCTTGGAGAATTTACCTGGACCTGATGCGCCAGCTAATGGACCTCTTGCCATTATTCCTCCTTTAAAGTTTCTAAATCTTGCGAAAATTGTTGCCAAACTTTTTCTTCTTGGCTCTTCTGAGTTGAATGGTAGATAGCTAATTGGTGCAGATCATCTGCAAGTGCTTCTACTACTGATGTTAAATTTAAAAAGAATCCTGATATTATTACTAGATAATCAGATAGTCGCACTGGGCGATTAAGATTATTATCCTCTTTCACCCAGTGCTCCCATCAATAAAATGATTACGCCTTTGTTCCTTTGCGACCTGCAGGTGCATAGCCGAATCTAACTTCTCCGCCGACTGGCTTGCTTGTATCAAGTTTGCCTTGTACTGGCTTAACTTCTACAGACTTTTGAAATGTTCCCTTTTTCATTTTCACCTCCCTTGTTATGCTGCTCCGCCAATAGAGGCGAGTAGTTGTGCGATATCTGGTCTTGGTCCAGCAGCAGGGGCCTCTCCGCTTTGTTGTTCTGGAGTTGGCTGCGAGGCAGGAACGGGGGCCGCTCCTACTGCTGGAATAGCAGGTTGTTCAGCAACTGGTGCTGGTGTTGGTGCAGGTTCAGGTGCAAATGCTTTTTCTATAATTGTTTCTAGTTGTAAACCTTTTTGTCTACCCTGAATTACTTCAGCAATTCTTGTAATGATTTGAGTTGGGTCCTGACCTTGGGCAGCAAGTGCGGGAATAGCTTGTGCATACTGAGCAACAGCAACCCTAAGAGAATCACGCATCTCTTCGATATCAACCCTTTGTTCTTCTTGCGTAACATTTAACTCCATTGGTATTTCTCGGCGGACATAATCACGGGAAACTAATTTATCACTACGCATCTGTAGTAATGCAATAATGGCTCGGTTAGGATCCATACCGGACATAATGCCGTAACGAACATCTACACCATACTCACCTTTGATATCACGAGATGGAATATATTTCATTGTATAAGGCGTACCATCATCGGTACCCTTGATCTGCTTGGTCATACTACCAAAGATCTTCTCATCTACCTCAAAGCAAAGAGCAGTTAACTCATTAAATAATCTAGCAAACTGTGCTTGTGCTGCTTTGACCTGTGTATCAAATCCTGCTTGCAGTGCTTGTACACCGCGACCTGTTACAACAGAGGCATCAATATTACCTGAACGAGATTCAGGGTAACGAGAACCTAATCTTAACTCACGCTCTAGTACACCTGATTCTGTAAATACACCTGCTGGTAATTCTAATGGAACTCTACGAATACCTTGTGGGTTAGCAGATCTCATAATAGAATCTGGTCCTAGTGCTAACTCCTGTACATCTTGTGGAATAGCGATAGGTGCTTGAATAGATTTCTCTGCTGCTTGAATTTGCAATACTGCAAAACGAGCACGAGCAAGTTGTACAGATAGAACATCATCAAACTGTCCACGAGCTTCACCATCTAATGATGAACGAGTTGCTACTCTTGCTAGACACTTACCTACTGGGTTAGGTGTATTAGATAGAACTAAGTTATTGCGCTCTGGTATAAAGATTAAATCTTGGTCTTTATCGTGGTATCTAACTAATGATAGATATGGTGAGTTAGTTGAATAACTATTCTTAACTACAATCTTGTCATAAAACTCAGGATATTGTGTTGCGATAGTCTCAGCATCGGATGCAACAATTTGAGATATAGAGATGCAACGACCAAATCTATCTACCTCAGGATATACACCAAAAGGATTTAGTAATCTAATTCTAGGATTGTTTGTCTCATAATCCATCTCTACCATTGCAGGAAGTAGACCGTAGGTATTAAACCAGTCAGCACCCTGGTACATTTGAATTTGTAATTCAGATGAGGATACGTAGTAGTTAACAATACGAGTTCTAGTATCTGCTGCTTTACGCTGTGAATCAGAAACCATATTAGTTGCAGCGCAGTTGAAAGATGGAAGTGGTGCCATTACCTCAGCTAGGTCACGAGCTGCCACATCAATAAAGTTAGCAACTAGTGGTTTAGGATATGCCTCGGAAAACATAGAGGGATAAACCTTTGAGATATCACCCTGACGTACTGATAGTACATCTCTCATACGTTGATCGCGGGCTGCGTAGCGGGTCTTTAACCTATCTACCTTTGCTACTACTTCTTTAGTAGATAACAATATAACTCCTTAAATAAATGTTCGTTGCTTCTCAGCAAATAACTCGTCTAGATTAACGACTGTTCTTTTAGATTGTTCATATCTTGATAGGAATGGATTCTTAAGATGGTGTGTCTGGTACTTACCATAGTTCAACATCTCTCGTGCTCTGATCTCGCAGAACCAAAGCGCCATTACCATATCGGTCTTACCCTTAGTTGTAGGTGACCAAGTTATCAACTGCTCAATTAGAGCCTTGATATTCTCAGTCTGATCTGAAGGTAAATGTATTAGGTTATCTCGATGGTGCTTGCCATCGTGTTGTTTAGTACCAAATAAGGTAGCCATAGAAGCAACACCAAAGCCTGCATCCCATTTATTACTACCGGTATGGTGCTCTTTAAATTGCACACCCTTTGATGCTAAGTGCATCTTGATACCTTCATCTTGTGTTAAGAAAGATTGGAAGGCGTTCTTCTCAACTATCCACTCACTAGGAGAGTACAGGGATGTCCAGTCAAATATTAAATTTCTAATAGCAGCAGGGCTAGGTCTAGTTATCTTGATAGCATCTACGATATAACGTTTATTAGTTGCTCTATCAATTGCATAACAGATAGCTGCGGTATCTCCTACCATTGCTGGATCTAATCCACAGATATAACTAAAGCCATTTAAATCTCTAGGATGACCTGGATGGCCTGCAACTAACTTACCTGCTCTACGCATACCATCTATTGAGCCACGAACACAGACAGGATCAAAAGCGGCATCATCTGAAATATCTTGTTGCTGATAAATTAATGCCCAAGTTGAAGCATCCATAGATTGGCGCTCATTGTAAAGATTGCGACCATTCCATCTTGGATACAATCCGGTAGATGGATCTTTCTCCTCTTCCTTCTGACCATCAAAGGGTTGATCTGAGTAGGGCCATAATGTAACCCAATCTTCAGGCTTGTCTGCTACCTCCAGCAGAGCTGGCATTGCTAGGTAAGACCAAGGGACAATACCGCCAGGATACCTATCTTCATTCCTAAGTTCTTTATATAGGTCAACCGAAGCAACACGAGTGCCAATAACAATAAGTTTACCAGTAGGATTAAGACGGGACCTAACATCTTGAGTTAACCATTTAATCTGCCGTTCAAAATCATTAGCGTTGGATAGGGTAACAGCATCATCAATAATAATCATATCGGCACGTTTACCGTAGATCTGACCGCCGATACCGACTGCCTCTATATTGGGATCTTTCTCAGAGGTCTCTCTTAGCTCATCACCGAAGGTAACTCTAGTTGCTTGCCAGGAGGCGCTTTTAGATTTAAAGCCTACCCCTGCAGCGTATGCTGTCTGTAGATCCTCATACATTGGGTGAGTTAATCGTTGCTTAACAGCATAGAGAAAATCACTGGCTAGGCGTTGTGTTTGGGATACTATAAGAACACTAAAGTTTGGATTCTTGCAAACCTGCCAGGTTACATAGTCAATTGTGATAGTCATTGACTTGGCGTGGTTGGGTGGAATATTTAGAAGTATGCGGTTATTTGCTAGTCCTGGTTCATACTTCATAGAGGGGTGTAACCAAGAAGGTTTACCAACCTCAATCATATCTACTAAATTTTGCTGGTGTGGAAAGGTCTTGTTTTTTAAGAACCGTTCCCGAAACTCGGCAAAGGTAATCTCGGAGAGATCCTTCTCAATAAAGTTCTTATCGCGTAGACCGAGCCTAGTGCGATCCATCTTGTCGGCGAAGACTTTGTCGGTTCTACGATAGTACTCGTAGGTCTTCATAGATTTACCGGCTGAAGCGCAAGCCTGTTCTACCGTCATAGACTCAGCTACGCATTTTAAGATAATGCGCTTTGCGATATCTGCTGAGTTCTCAGCCATAAACTCCTCTTGTGGATAAACCTGTGGATAAGTGCCGTAGTTGTAAATTAATTTATATCGGGAGGAGGAATATATTACCGGAGGAAAAATATTACACTACACCTGCCGCGAAGCGTGCGTGTGTTCGGATCGCTTCACTGGCGTTTCGCTCCCGAACGAGCCTTACTGCGAAGTGAGGGGTAAAACCTCAGCTCGCCCTTAGGGACTCGCCGAGGTTACAACCGAGGCGAGAGAGGGTCGTAAAACTATAACAGGCTCGTTTTACTCCCCTACTATATATAAGGCGGGAAATATACTCGATTTCCCGTTTTCTGGTAAAAAATCTTATATAATGTGATGAACCTCACTAACAAAGTATGACAAATCGGACATTACGGACAGTACCTTACGGTGGTTGCTTACAGCTTAATTACGCCCCCTTTGGTCTCATTTTAGCAAATATTTTTATTTGGGGTGTTACGGCACTGGTCGCTGGCGATTAAGCATAGGGGGGTCGGTTTTGTGGCTTTTGTCCTATTTTGTCCCTGTAAAGTGAGCCTAATACGGCATAATCTGGGGAGATTGTGCCACGCTTGCGGGCTTATTGATTAAGTTATGCCCTAATTTATTAAGTATCGGTGGGCGCACTAACTACCCGGCACAATAGAACGCTCCCTCTCCCTCTCAGCTCTAACCGCTCCAGCTCTTACCAGCTACCAGCTAGTAATCTCTAGCTATTCCACCAGCTAGCCAGCTCACAGTTAACTCTCAGGATATCGTTATCAAATTGTTATCATTAAATACTAGGTAAATGGGGGAGTGTAGTGTATTTTAATCCTATTGGAGCAGATAGCTCTAATTACTAGACTAGATAGGAATAAGTAAATGACTAATAAATCTAAAATCTGCCCTTGCGGATTTTGCTTAAATAGCTATTGCGTTGCTAGTGATAGCGGTTTAATAGTTAAGAAATGCTGGTGTGCAGATTGTAAAGATAATCGCAAGGAGATAAAAGAGCGTGCTTATGTAATGACCACTATTAAGGCGGGCAAGTAATGAAGTGGAATAAACCTAGAGCGGGGCGCGTATATTGGCAGACCAGCAAGAGAGGCACAGCTAGAGCGCACTCTTAATATTTCATAACACAGCCCGGCACAGGGGACAGCT